GAAGTATTATAAACCAATAGATCAGGAGTCCCATGTGCAGCACTATTTTCCACGCGTGTAAATGATAATTCGCAATTATTTTTAATGTTGAACGCTTTAATTTCATGCCAAAATTTAGTCTCTTTTTTAATTGTCATTCAGGCTAAGTCCCGAGTATTCAAGCTAACTAAATTTTCTTAATTACTTCACCCATATTCCATTTAGAAGAATACAAAGTCATAACCAATCTATGGGTTTCACGTACGCCTAACATTTTATTTTCCATCAATTTAATATCTTTGATGTCATAATACTTTCCGTCTGGCAAACACACTTGCACCCTAGCCTCTTGGGCTACTGGTGATTTCATAAATTTATCTAGGGCCTGTCTTAATAACTTTCCTGATACCATGCTTGAATATATAACAAAAATAAATTATATTGCAAGTCTATGGCAGGAGTACCAAAAAGACTTACTGAAAAACAGGTTAAGTTTGCAAATTTAATAGTAACAGAAGAAGGTCGAAAGACTGACTCTGAATGTGCTATTGCTGCAGGTTATGATCCCAATTCAGCTTATGTGTCGGCAAGTAAATTACAAAACCCATCTTTGTACCCATTAGTAACTCAATACATAGGAAGACTCAGAGCAGAGAAGTTAAAAAAATATGACATCACTTATGAAAAGCACCTGGCAGAATTAGGTAAAATTAGAGATGGAGCATACGACAATAAAGCTTGGAGTGCTGCAGGTAATATGGAAGTAGCTAGGGGTAAGGCTGCAGGATTTCAAAATAATACTAATTTACATCTACATAAGAACTTAGATAACGCTGACGAATCAGAGTTAGACAAAGAATTAGAAAAAGCATTGAAGACCTATAAACCTATTATTGACGCTGACGCAGAAGTAATTGAAGAAACTAAAGATTAATGTTTTATCCAGGGTAGTCCTAACATCTTTCTAGAATCATATATATTATTATTAAATTTTCCTTCAGCATCATTGTAGTGTAAAAATACTTGAGCGCATTCTTTCCCTTCAAATGGTTCTCTCCAATGCTCTAAGTTGCATCCAGCGTAAACTAACATGTCACCTGGTTTTAAATTTATTTCAACTCCTTTTTCTTTACTAGGATAATAGTTATATTCCCTATCAAACACTCCTTGTTGAGGATCAGGGTTTATGTAAATGGGCCAAGAGTCTCCTCCTAAATTTAAAGTCGTAGATACCTCACAGCTTTTTCTATCTTTATGCCTATGTAAGATGTCTCCATTTTTATATATTCTGGCAAAAGAATAAGTTGGAATTAATTTTATTTTAGTTTTTTCATTCATTAAATTATTTAATTTCAACAAAAGTGTTTCCATAGCAATGTCAGCGTAGTGGCAATAAGTATTGGGTACCTGGGGATCATCCCAAATTCCAAAACAGGTTTGATGTGGGGCTATGTAGTTTTCTTCATATAAAGTTTTTGCTACATTTCTTTTCATAATAAAATAATCATACAAAAAAGCAGCCATCTCTTTAGATATTGCTTTCCTAATCACTATGTATTTTTTATTTTTAAAATTAATCATAGAGTTAGAGTGCTGTCATCTCTACCAAAAGTTCCACAAGGCATTAGATTAAAAGCCAGTGATATTCTTTGTATGTCAGATCTATTCTCATCAATTTTATGGTAAAGACGTGATGGAAACATTACAATTTTATTGTCAAAAGGTTTATAGATCCATAACTCAGAGTTAAGTACGTTATATTCTTTTATATTGAGCATAAAGTCCCCTGTTCTATAGTCTTCAAACATTAAATCTCCAGAATTTTCATCCGTCTGTAGATAAACTATGCCGCTAAATCTACAATTAGTATGTCTATGAACCTGACTACTACAACCTGGATCAGTGTAAGTAATCCATGAAGTAGTTATTTTAAAATCAGTTGAATATTTAAGCACCTCTTTCGTATATATATTTATATGTTTTGTAATCTCATCCCTTAACTTTTTTAATGGTTTTTTTTCTAACACATGTAAATGTTTGGAAGAGAGTGAAATATTTTTTTGTGGCTTATTTGTTCGAGGGTTTAAATTAAGCGATTTTTTTTGTTTTGAACAAAACTCTAAAAAAGGTTTTAAGTCTATGGCCAACGTTGAGTTATAGACAGGATCTGAAAATAATGCTTCTACAAGGGCTTCAGTTTTCATTATATTAATATCTTTTCTAACTTTCTAATACATCCTGTTGGAAATACATTACGATCTGAAAAAGATTCAAAGTGACTATCATAAGATGCAAATGTTTTAAGATTTTTGCTATCTTTTGAGAATATATACCCGTGAGTTATCATTTCGGCAGGTTTCATTTCTTTAAATTCATTAATATCAGCATGGCCTGCATCACCCAAAATATCTAACCATGTAATTTTATAAAAATAATATCTTTTTTTATTTATAAGAACCGATCTGTATTTGGATTTTTTCTTTATCATATCTCTATATAACACCTATAGGTTTTTTCTCTAGGCACATTTTTTTTCAAAAAACTTTTCTTATGCGCGCGTACGGGTTTGCTAGAAGTGTTGATATAAGCCACTTATTGTAAATTGTAACAGCTGTAACACCATTGTAACAGCGTTTTGTTACAAAAATATCGTCTATAAGTGTTGGTATATGCGAATAATAGCATTTTGAAAGCCATTGTAACCATTGTAACACCGTTTTGGAAATTGAAAAACAAAAAAACTTTTCTGGCAAAAAAAGTCTATAGGAAGAAACTTGCCTTATTGTAAACATAATTGTGATAATTTTGCAACACATTGTGTCTTTTTAGCCACAATCCATGCAATAACCTTTTAAACTAGGGCTTTCATTTTTGTATAAATAGTTATCACATTTCTTTGCTTTACAAATTGTAGTGCCTTTTAAGTCTTTGTTACCAAATATTTCATCAAAATTTTTTCGGTACAACTCATTGGATGGCCTTGATTGACCATCCCATTTTTCTTTTTTCATTAGTGCAGCATCCTCCTGTAGTCGTCTATATTATCTAAATTGGTGGTAGCCAAATATTTAGTCAATGTCTTAAACTCCTCCATAGTCATCTTATCTATCTTCATAGAGGGTATTCTTTTAGCCATTTCTTTTTTAGCCTGCTTCCATTCATACTCAGTAAATGTTTCTAGTATATCATTCATATTTATTCCTTTCATATAATATCCTATAGCATTACATTCCGGCTCTGTCAACTACTTCTTGAAATTCTTTTTTCTGTTTGTAATATTGTGCTACTTTTTTCCACCATTCGTTCGCATAATGTCTGAATTCTTCGCCTTCTACGGGAAACTCTTGAAATAATAAGTCTTTACTACACATTAGAATGATTCCAAACTGGATATTGGTTCCGTATATTTGGTTGTGAGCAATTGCATATCCGGCTAGTTGTAGGTAATAGTCCTCGATCCATTCTTTTCGTTTCGGTTTATTTGTTTGTTTAAAATCTATTATGGCCTCCTTACCCTCGTACATTCCAACCCCATCGGTTGCACCTGCGTACATCTCCGGATAAAATAATACACATTCTGTGGCCCATAACTCCTCGAGTCTACCTTTTAATCCCTGGTCCGCGATTATCTGTGCCATCTTCGTTGCATGTCTTCCTTCAGGCGTTAGATCCACAATAGGTTTATTCAACATATACCCTTCAAGAACCGAGTGCATAAGAGTCCCTCTCGCTGCAGCAGTCTCAGTAATTTTCTTAGCCTCAGCTTCTCCCACTCTATTCCTCCAGGAGTCGAGTGAAGCTTTCTTTTCATCACTTTCGCAGGCTTTTAATATACTTGTTACACTAGGTAATTTTTCTTCCCCAACCAGGTAATGTCTTTTACCGTCAATAATTTTACGAGTCGAAGTCGGGTAGTAAAATCTTTTATTTATCTTGATCATTTATTAATTCCTTTCCAATTCTTTCAAAATTTTTCCAATCATCCGGGTTACTATTATGTTTTCTATCATTACAACCCACACAACAAAAGATTATATTATTGTGTTGATAAGTTAATCTTGGATCAAATCGGTCAATACTAAAGTTATTATAATTTTGTGTTGCACGACTTTTAGGTTGTCCCTTACCTCGGATTCCCATCCTAGTTTCAAATGTAAATGGCTGCTCACAATATCTACAAAGCCTACCATCCGAGTCTGGAAATTTTTCTTTCATATTAATAATATGATTCATATACAATCTCCAAAACTCTTTTTTGTCCATAGACTCATGCGCATGGTGGCCACCATACTTTTTGGCGCTAGGTTTAAACTTTCTTGCAATGCAGGACATTATAAATCCGCGTTCCGTGTTCATGTATGCAAAGTCCATCTTTGCTCTTCTCTTTAATACTTCAGGATCGTTAGGATTTTTGTAAGCCATTAGACCTTTCTAAACATATTTTTGTACCACCCCGTTCTATTAAATAAAAATCATAATGAGTTAACGCTTGGGTAATTTGTTTTATGTCATAAGTATCTACATCGTCAAATACAAATCGAGTTCCTGGG